CGAAGTCTCGGTCGATTGGCTGCTGCTCAATGACGGCACGCTCGACGACACACAGGCGCTCGCTACCGCCGTGATCGTGGCGCTCGGCACCGACCGGCTCGCCGATGCTGATGAACGTCTGCCTGATCCTGACTCGACGGATCGGCGCGGCTGGTGGGGCGATCTTGAAGCCAAGCAGATTTGGAATGGCTGGCCGATCGGCTGCCGGTTGTGGCTGATGCACCGGGAAAAGATCACCGGCGAAGAAGCCGCGCAGGGCGGAACGCTGGCACGGATCGAATACTACATCCGCGAAGCGATCCAGCCGTTCATCGAACTACGGGTCGCCTCGCGCATGGATGTCGCTGTGGTTCGCGTCGACCGGCAACGCATCGATGCGCTGATCAGGCTCTATCGCGGGCCCGAACTCGCGATCGACCTCCGCTACCAAGTCCTCTGGGAAGGCATCCAGCAAAGCTGAGCCAAACCTTTCCCGCCTTTCAGGAAGCCATTCATGCCTTGGGCAACCCCGACACTGCGCGACGTGCGCAGCATCGTTCGCGATCGCATCACCGGCAGCCTTCCGGGCGCGGACGCGAGCGTGCCCAATAGCGTGCTGCGCGTGTTGTCGGACACGCAGGGCGGGCTTTGCCATCTCACGCTGCAATATATCGACTGGCTGGCGCTGCAGCTTCTGCCCGACACCGCCGAGAAGGAATGGCTCGATCGCCACGGCGATATCTGGCTGAACAACGCCGACGGCTCGACCGGGCGCAAGGTCGCGACGCTGGCCGAGGGCCAGATCGAGATGACCGGCATCGGCGGGACGGTCGTGCCGAGCGGCACGCGGTTCGTTTACAGCAACGTCAACTACGAGATCACCAGCGAAGTCATCATTCAGCCCAGTAGCCCGACGCCCGCGCCGGTGCGCGCGCTCGATGCCGGTGTCATCGGCAACATCGAGGCGGGCACCACGATCAGCTTGATCACGACCGTCCCCGGGCTGGACGGCAGCGGCACCGTGATCGCGCTTGACGGCGGAACCGACGAAGAGTCCGACGATCTTCTGCGCGTGCGCGTGCTTGAGCGCATCCGCAATCCGCCGATGGGCGGCGCGGCTCACGACTATGTGGCGTGGGCGAAAGCGGTGCCCGGCGTGACGCGCGCGTGGGCGGCAGCCGAGCAAGGGCCCGGCACTATCACGGTGCGCTTCCTGATGGACGATCTGCGGGCCGACGATGACGGCTGGCCAACGCCCGGGGATATTCAGACCGTTCACAACTACATTGATCAGATGCGGCCGGTCACGGTGATGGGCTGCTATGTGCTCGCGCCGATCAAGCAGTTCATTGACATCACGATCTTGGATTTGGTGCCCAACACCACTGCTGCGATGGGCGAGATCGAAGCAAACCTCCGAGAGATGCTACTGCTGAAAGCCACGCCCGGCGCGACCATCTACGCGGCCTGGATCAGCTACGCGATCATGAGCGCGCCGAGCGTGCAGTCGTTCAACTTGGTCACCACGAACGATCATCACATGCCGTCGCTCGGTCACATGGCAGTGCTGGGCACCATTTACTATGACGAAACACCAGAGCCGCCACCGTGAGCGATGACCGACACGTTCGACGCACTGGCGATGATTATCGTGAAGCATTCCTTGCGCTGCTGCCGCAGGGACAGGCTTGGCCGAAGCGCGCGCTCGACAGCGTGCTTTGGAAAACCTGCGACGGCCTGAATCAATACTGGGGCCATGTCGATAGCCGCGCCGCCGATCTTTTAGAGCAGGAGAGCGATCCGCGCATAACGCTGGAGTTGCTGCCCGATTGGGAACGCGCTTGGGGCTTGCCCGATCCTTGCTACGAAGCTCCGCAAACCATCGGTGAACGTCAACGCGCGCTTGTGCAGCGCATGACAATGATCGGCGCACAGTCGCGCCAGTTCTTCATCGATCTTGCGGCTTACATTGGCTACACGATCACCATCACCGAGTATCGGGTGTTCGTTGTTGGGATTGATCGCTGCGGTGACAACCGTGTCTACGGCACCGCGCCGCTGCCAAATTATAACGAGTGGGGCCAGCCGATCCTTGATACGCGCGGCAATCCGATTGACGTCGGTGAGCTATCAGCGTGGCCAAACTACGGGCTCGGCCCGCCAGCGAACCGCTTCTATTGGACCGTTCACGTCGATAACGCCTCGCTGACATGGTTTCGCGTTGGCGCGGGCGGCGGTCAAACCGGCATCGATCCGCATCTGCGCATCGGCGTCTTTGACGATCTTGAATGCCTGCTCAATCGCTGGAAGCCAGCGCACACCGAAATCATCTTCGATTATTCCGGCCTGCAAGACGGCGGCGACATGGCGGGCACACCATGAGGAAACAGCGATGAAATACAACCAACCCTACGGCGTCAGCGATCCCAATGCGCCGTACATCAACGGCAATCCCTCAACCGGCACGATGGGGTCAATCCCGCCTGCGGCCTCGATTGAATATCCGCAGCGTGAGCTTGCCAATTTTATTTCGTCCAGTTCGCTAACGCCGAGTGATGCCGATCTGTATCAACTTGCGAAGTCCGTCCAGAGCGGCGTTGTTACATACGGTTTGGATGTCGGTACACCAAATCAAATCTCCATCTTTCCCGCTCCGGCGGTCACGACCTACTACCCCGGAATGCGCTTCATCGTCCGGGTGGCTTACGGCAACACATCGCAAGTCACGTTCAACGTCAGCAATCACGGCGCGGTGCCAGTGGTTAAGACCGACTTGCAGCCGCTGCTGGCCTACGAGTTGACGGCCGGGCAGTTGATCGAGGTTGCCTATGATGCCCCAGCAAATCGCTGGCAAATTCTGGCCGGGGCAACAAAAGGTGCGGTAACGATGTCTGCGCCGCAGCACATTTACGTCAACGATCTGATTGGCAGCGACACCGCCTATGACGGCACATCGGCGGCTGTCTCTGGCGTGATGGGCGGACCATTCAAGACGCTGCAAAAAGCACTGGCCACCATGCAAAAATATAATTTAGGGGGGTGGTCATTTTATATCCATGTTGCGGATGGCAATTACAACAACACTTCCCCCATAACTTTTCCGACGCCGAATGGCTCCGGTTGGGGGATGTTGGTTGGCAACACTTCAAATCCCGCTGCTGTAACATTCACCAATACTGGGACAGGCTCTGCTTGGATGCCTGACCAAGGAGGCAATTGGAGCCTCGAAGGTTTCAAATTGGTTACGACCGCTCCAGCGCCCGGAGATGGAGGGGACGGCATCCGTGCTGGCAGGGTGTTCCTTTCAATAGGCAACATGCACTGGGGTGCGATGACCCCCGGTTACGGCACGGGGGCACATTTTTCAATCGGTGGCGCTGGAACCGCTTTGGTTTATGGCACTCAAACAATTGTTGGCAATGCGTTTGCTCATAATTTCGTCTACGCAAATGGCATTCTCTATAACAACGGGCCGATCCCATTCATGCCGCATCTGGTTGTTCCTGCACCAGTTACGATCAACAGATTTATTAATTGCGTTGATGGGGGGCAGGCGCGTCCGACTTACGACACGATCACTGGAGCCGGTAATGTTACTGGCTCGAAATTCGCAGCGAGCGGCAATGGTGTCATTCAGACTGGCGGGGCTGGTACATCGTATCTGCCGGGATCGATTGCCGGAACAACAGCAAGTGGAGGGCAATATCTATGATCGATATCCAGAATCACTTCTGGGCCATCGGTGGCTCAACCACTGAAGTCTATTCAAGCAACAGCAATACGATGGTGCCTGTTGATGACGCAAGCTATGTGTCGTGGCTTGTTTTCAATCAGAGGCCAACACCAATCACCGACGAGCAAGAGCTTGCGGGCGTCCTCCACGCCAACGGCTCGCAGTTGCCTGCGTGGCTGCTGGCAACTGAGCCGACCTTCATCCAGCCGACGCCTGACACCTACAGCAAGGATCAGTTAGCGTCCTACGCGGCCGAGGCGCGGCGGCAAAAGATGCAGGGCGACATCGTTGTCAATGGCTTGCCGTTCTCAACCGATCCGCTGACCTACGGCTCACTCAACTCGGCTTTCATCTTTACGCAAGCGAAAACCGGCGACACGTTTTCATGGAAGTTGCCGGATGGCAGCTTCATCACGCTCAACAAAGCGGACATCGAGGCGTTGCACAACGCATCGAACACGTTCGCGCAGGATTGCTTCAAGTGTGAGGATGAGACGCTGACCGCAATCGAGGGCGGCACCATCACCGACTTGGCTGGTGTCGATGCGGCGTTCGCGGCGATCCCGAATTCTTTTACAGGCGTCGCTGGCGCTGATGCGCGCAAGGTCAGACACAAGCGGGCGGGATAAGAGTCAATGACCACCGTCAACATCACCGTGACCAATGACGCCGATTTCTATCGGACGTTTCAGTATGT